TTGTTAAATAAAGTCAAAGGTAAAACAATTCTAGGCGGTAAAATAGGCAATAGACCAAGGTGATTGAAATGAGTTGGCAAGATATACTCAAGAACATGCCTGAAAGATGGGACGAAATGGGCAATTTGTTCCGAGCGTATATTTTTGATGGTGGTAGGGATGCTAGGACTGCTGAATCAACATTATTACAATTATACGAGATTTATTCCGGTGGCAAGACATTCAATGACGCCTTAATGGGTGAAGATACGCAAATGTTTCCGACTTACCGTTCAATTAATGATGAATCACGCAGTCCTGAAGTAATGAGAGATGATTGAAATGAGTTGGGAAGATGTGATTAAAATATACAGTGGTCGCTCTAATATGGAAAAGGCCAAGAAAGTAGAAGCCAAGTTGGAAACAATGTTTGATGCATTGAAAGCAGGGGAACTTGATGATACAATAAGATTTGCAAAGAACGAAAGAAACTTCCGTGATGAAGACGTTGAATCTTTAAAATTATCAAAAGAGGAACTTATTGAAATATTTAAGGCACTATTAGTTGGTGTGGATGGTCTGATAGATGTTGCCGGAGACCAAATAATGGATGATGATGGAGATAGAGCATTTGCTTCTCAATTTGAAAGGTGATTGAAATGAGTTGGCAAGATATAATCAAAAATGAGGGTATGGAAGGAAGAGCGTTCTATATTGATAGAGAGAATGCTAAGAGCAAAGTAAAGAGTCTACCGAGGATGAAGCGAATGTTGGATAAATCACTTACAGAATTGAAAATGTTTGTAGAGGAAATAGGTGGTGAGTCAATCGATAAGATGTTCGATGGCCCTGATGGTCAAGAGTTAGGAAGCACTACTCAATTGATGGAAGACTTCAATGAGTTCAAGAACAAGATTGAAAATGCATATGAGAATGCTTTATCATTTAATACTCAAGTTGCAGAAATGTCATTTAATGAAGCAAAGTATGGTAGGCGATAAAGTGAACATGAAAGGAATACTAAAAAGAAATCTTAAGGAAAAACTAAATGAGTTCAGGAAGGAGGAAGACGCATGAGTGACGAGAAGAACGAAATGCTACTGCTCCTGAAAGAACTGGTTGGCAAGGTGAAATCCTTGGAAGAGGTAGTCTATCAGAAAGATAATCTACTGATGAAGAGCGGGCTTGTGGTAGTCGATAGTCCACGACCATCGATGAACAACGAGCAATCGGGAATTTCAGGAGACACAATAGCGAAGATGGACTGGTCGGAAATCAATCAAATCATAGAGACAATAGAGGGATAGAATGGGAGAAGAGGAAATCATACAGGAAGCCATTGCGAAGGCAAAGGAGATTATACAGGAAGCAGGACATCTAGGAATCCTTGAGAACAAGGATGACCTGATGGGAGAGGAAGTCAAGGTCAAGAAGCCGAAGAAGAACCCGTCAGAAGAGCCAATCCCGAAGACAAGCAACATCGAAGGGAAGGAAAACAAAACAAATGATGGCACTCTGAGAAAGTCGTCTTGGTTCAACACTGGTGAAGCGAGACAGGTGTGAGGATGAATGCCTCGTTCCGGTCTAGCATTTGAGAAGGAAGAAGACGGACTCACGAAGAGAGTCCTTGATTTCTTTGAGCGCACCAGATTTGCATACCTCTCAGCGAAGGAAGACCCATCCGAGTATGGGAAGAAGTGGAAAGATATTGTCAAGAAGATTCGTGAGGACTTCGACCAGATGAGCAACTTCGCTAGAGAGTTGAAGGAGTATGTAACAGAGAAGATTCTGTTCGATGATGATGTCTATGACCCGAAGTCTGGAACAGCCGAGCGTCTGTTCAAGGAAATAAAGGAGATGAGATTCAAATCGGAGAAGATAAGCGACCCCTTCTCCAAGTTGCTAGGTGATGATGTAATTGACACATTCATGGAGAAACCAGATGTCTTCATATCATTCATCCACTATGCAATGCGCTCCCATCCCAACAAGATGCCTGACAAGATATACGAGTCACAGGAACTCAAGCCCGACCAGATAACACAGGGAACGATGGGACTCGACTTGAAGGTAGAGGACATCCCGCTTTACATCATAGAGCATTATGGTGCAGAGGGGAAGGACACTCGTAGGGTCAAGAGCAAGTTCAAGTCAGCATTCTCTAGATTGAAGGAGATGTACAACGAGACCTATCCGGAAGACAAGTGGGATTCTCTTGTCGATTTGGATGTAGTGAAGGCAGAGAAGAGCGAGGAGGAGAAGCAGGAAGTTGACTTCATCATACCCAACAAGCCGATGTATCGAATCTTTGAGACTGATGACTTGAAGCAACTCAAGGGGTTCAGTGGTGAGTGGCTGGTTCAAGAAAAGTATGATGGGATGCGAATACAGATTCACAAAGATGGGGACAGCATCAAGATATACTCCTTCAACAAGAAGGACATCACAGACAAATGCCCATTGCAAGTCAAGGAGATGGAGAAGAAAAACTTCGGGGATTGCATACTAGATGCTGAACTTACACTCTTCTTAGACGATGAGCCATTGCATCGTGCAGATACGGTATCTCATGTGTTCAAGAAGGAAACCAAGGGAAGACTATCTGCTCACGTTTTCGACATTATGAAGCATGAAGGGAAGATGATTGCAGATGAGCCATTGAGAGAGAGGGTCAACATTCTCTTCTATCAGTACAGTTCCCATTCAACTGAGAACCTAGCGTTCCCATCCAAGAAAGACACTAGGATAGCAGATTCAATCAAGGAAGTCGAAGAATACTCCAAGGTGATAATGGAACTACCATCATCAGAAGGAGTCGTAATCAAGGACATTGAATCGACATACATCATTGGAAAGCAGAAGAATGCCAAGTGGATAAAGTGGAAGAAGTTCGTTGATTTGGATGTCGTGGTGTTAGAATCCAAGAAGACAGGAAGCGGTCTCTATTCATACACCATGGGAATAGGGCCAGTCAATGCCGAGACATCTAGGAATTACAAGACGACAGAACTAGGAAACAAGGCATACCTTCCAGTTGGCAAAGCATTGAACACGAAAGAGAAAGTAGAAGTCGGTGATATAGTCAGAGTCAAGGTAGACGAAGTGAAGAAGAGCAAAGATGGTTTCAGTCTCTATTCTGCCAAAGTGATAGAGATACCAGAGGTAACCGAGTCTGATAAAGTAGAAACCCTAGAGCAACTATCTACGAAGACGAAGAAATCCCTTGACTCGGCAATAGAGGCTGTTGCTGGTAAAGGAATGGAGAGATTCAAGGTAATGAGTGGTGTTGATGAGAAAGTCAAGAAGGGCTACTACATCACAGATGACATACACGGCACTGCTGAGATAATAATCAAATCCGACCTAGATGGATTCACTATTTACGGTTTCAGTGGTGATGACCTGATGCAGAAGAATGCCCTGTACAACATTGACATCTGGAAGGAACAGGTAACAGAGATACTCAAAACGAAAAGGTCTGAATTAAGGCTCGGAATAAGAAATGACATCATAGAATACGGTGATGACCCAAAACCATTCGACAAGATACTAGAGTTCGTAGAAGAACACTACAAGGAAGTCTATGAAGAACTGTTTGAGATGAAGCCTGAAAAACTCATGTCGTGGTTGAAGAAGCAAGAAGACATACAGTATGTTCATCCCAACAAGTTTCAAGCAAGAGATGACGTTCTTGAAAAAGACGTTGAGGAGTTAAAAAAAAAGGATACGCCTAATGAAGGCAGATTCAAGTTGTTCCAACGAGAAGATGGGAACATAGACTTCGTAATCAGAGCAGGTGGTGAGAAGATGGCTTGGACAATAGACATAGAAGACACAGAAGATATATTCAATCTATTTGGCAAGTCAGGTAAGTTTCCAGCAATCGTAGCAACGACTGTCAATGAGGAGAAACTTCTAGATGCAGGTGATTTGGAACTAGGAGTTCAGAAGGATGGATACCATGAGTATAGATTAGATGGTGATAAGTTCCAGACTAGAATGCATGTGCGAGTTGTTCCATTGGATGAGCAAAAGACATGGTTGGCTTGGACTGGAAAGAAGCAGGAAATGTTAGACAAAACAGATGATGAAGGAGTATGGATAATATCAGAAGATAAGTATGCTGATTTGCCGTTTCCGGAAGAAAATAGCGAGTAGGTTAAATAGTAAAAGAAACAGGTGATTGGAGTGTCGGGAAAGACAGGAGTATTATTGAAGGCAGAAACTAGTGCTGAATTTAACATATTAAAATCAGATAATCTAGTAATTGGAGGGTATGCATCTATAGAAATTGTAGACAAGCAAAATGACCTGATTACACTAGAAGCGTTGGAAGAAGCAGTCAAGAAATACATGGAAGAAGAAAAATACAGAAATGTAATGTCAAATCATTCAAATGTTCAAGTTGGGGAGGTCATAGAAAAATACCGAGATTCAAACGGTGTCTTACACAAAACTAGTGTGGATGACGTTGGATTCTATGTAGTAATCAAGATGCGCGATGACATCGAGAAGGCTAAGGAAATCTCAAGAGGTATTAGGAAAGGAACATTACGGTCTTTCAGCATAGGTGGACAAGCGATATCAAAGAGACAGAGAAAATCTGAGGAGTTTGGGGAATACAACGAGATAGAAAAACTTGAGTTGCATGAAGTTACTGTCTGTGAAAAAGGAATAAACCCGGAAGCGAAATTCGACATTTTAAAAATGGAGGAAAAAGAAATGAGTGAAAAACTGGAAAAAGCACTTGAGGAGTTAAATGACTTGATGAAGCAAGTCAATTCCCTCCGCAAGGAAGAGGAAGAAGAAATGGAGAAAGGTGACATGTCAGAGATGATGGACACTGATGAAGACGAGAAGATGATGTCTGAAGAGGAGAAAATGGGCGGCGAGATGAAGATGGCCGATGAAGACGAGAAGATGATGGGAGACAAGGAGGAGAAGGCTCTTGATGAGGATTCAACAAGAGACTACGAGGCCGGAGAAGAAGTCGTCAGTGGCGGAAACCCCGTCGCAACCCCAGCACCTCTAAAGGTATCAAAGGGATTGGAGAACAGCGATTTCTCCACTCTTGACCTAAGCGTTGAGAATGTCGAGAAGGCATACGAAGCGTTCAAGGCCGAGAAACTGGAAGCAATGGCTTACGAGTCCCTCAACAAGGAATTCAGTGACCGTCTAGAGGCAGAACTATCCGTCAAGAAGTCAGCCGCAGAGAGAGCAGAGTACGATGCTCGCAACGATGTGGCCGCTCTTAAGGAAGAGTTCGCTGAACTACGCAAGTCTCTTTCGGCAGAAAGCGAAGAAATAAGGAAGGCAAAGGAAGTTGCATTTGAGTTACCAGAAGGTATCCCAACCAACCTAAAGGAAGCCGCCGAGATTTCATGGAGTGACATTCACAGTATTGTGGAGAGGTATCAGTGAGGTGATTAAGTATGAGTAAAGGACATATTAGAACAATAGCAGACCTAGAAGCCAGCACCTATGGCATGGTCGGAGGAACAGGGAATGCACTGCTCAAGAGCAGTGGAGTGATTGGAGGATTCGGAGTCCCACACGATGCGACATCGAACCCCTTCAACGCGGCGGCAGATGGGCTTGGTGACCTATACAACGTGCTGTACGGACAGAAAGTCTGGTCGATGCTAAATCAGGAAGTCAACGCACTTTCGATGATTTCCAAGAGGCCATACACTTCCAGCGGTTGGAGGATTCTAAAGAGCCGACCTGCTGGTGGTAGTGGAAACGCCTTCGGTCTTGGTACGACTAACCCCGGTACGGATACATCTGACCTATCTGGAATATCAGCAGATATGATTGGTGGTGTTGGTGAGAACGCTTCTCTGGACAACAATGCTCAACTAAGGGCATTGTCTCCTGAGTACACCAAACTCTACGTCAGTCCAAAGACTGTGGCACACCTCTTTGAGTTCTCCGAACTCGGAATGGAGTTGGCCGCAATCGATGACGGTGTTGGTGACATCCGCTCCATAGTCCGTGAGGACATGGGTAAGCATCACGCTGAGGTTCAGAACAAGATGCTTCTGATGCCACTAGAGCATTACGACAACGCAGAGTACGAACTGATTGAGGACAACTACACTTCTCTATTGAAGATAGTATCCTCTGCTAGCGAACTAGCCGCAATGGGTGACGCAGACATGACTGCAACCAGTGCAGGTGGAAGCCCCGGTGACCTACCAACACAGATGATTAGGATTTTCAACGCTAACAGGAGTCTATCACGAAGCGGTGGAGACTACACTGGTACGGATGACTTCCTATCGGCTGAGGTTGACTTTGGAGACACATACGCCGCAAATGACGCAAGAGTTCTAACTCTGACCATCCTTAACGATATGATTAGGAGAATCAGGCAGAACGGAGGTAACCCCAAGGTCATGCTAACTGGATACGATACTATCCAGCACATATCTGACCTACTACAGAGCCAAGAGAGGTTCATGGACAGGAAGGAAATCGTACCCACCCACAACGGAGTTCGTGGAGTCAAGGGTGCAGAGGTTGGTTTCAGAGTTGCAACATACTACGACATACCAATCATTCCAGCCAAGGACATGCCTCAGACTGGTAATGCAACCGCGAACAAGTTGAGTGACATACTCATCCTAGACACTGACCATCTGTGGCTATCGGTGATGAAGCCTACTCAGTACTTTGAGAATGGTATTACCAACGGTGACCCATTCGGTGTTGGGAAACTTGGGAACCAAGGCATGTACCGCACAATGGGCGAGACAGGCTGTTCGTTCTTCAAGGGCCAAGGAAAGATTACCAACATAAAGAGTGCGTAGGCGGGTGATTTCGTATGACTGAGGAAGTTTTTACGGTATCTATCCTACCAGACCACAAGGGACACACTGCTCCCCACGTTCACGGCGACGAGTATTACGTGGATGCAGTAGTGGATGTTTCGACATATGACTCATCTGGTGTAGTGTTCAGTGCATCTAACTTCGGACTATCGACAGTTAATGCAGTGACGCTGACCGGAACTGCGAATGTGAAGTTCTATCCGACCTTTGTAATCTCGGAAGCAGGAAAGTATACATCCGGCAACTCGTTTACTATGTTAATAGTAGACGCTCTACAAGCCACACCAGCAGAACAAACTGATGGTAATACCCACAGTGGTATGCAGTTTAGACTTAGAGTCTACGGCTTAGTTTGAGTAAAACATAAAGTAGCGGCCCTCTTCCTAGAGTAACAGGAAGGGGGTTGCTACCCCCCAATTTATGGTGTGAATATGGCAGTAGTTAGGAGCAAGAGTGGTCGCAAAATTCAGTGGCAGGGATATACTTTCGATAGAAATGGTACGAGGGTTCCTACGCGCAAAGGCATTGTCCTTTACGGTGATGGGAATGTACATGTCGAGTTCACAGCAGATGACAAGAGAGAGATTCAAAGGCTGATGGAAACATCGCCTCACAAGGTAAAGCACCTATCAAAAGCACTACGTCTACGTGGCCCTGATGGTAAAGGTGTGGTGGATAGCCTATATCCAAAGACCAGAACAGAGAAACTAATGGGAAGAAAGAAAGTTCCTGAGCCTGAGATAGCAGAGGTAAAGGAAGAGCCAAAAGAAGAGAAGAAGGAGGGAAGTCCACTTCCTCCTGACTTGAACAAACTCACAGTGAAAGTCCTAAAGGAACTCTTGGAGGAAAGAGGACTTTCTACAGAAGGTAGAAAAGCAGACCTAATTAAGACGCTAACCGAGGGAGCATAATGGCAACCAGCGGAACTTGTTTTACTAGTGGCGTAAGAGATGCTGATGCTATCATACACAAAGGTAGATGCAAACTAGTTTCCATACACGCATCTACAGTTACATCTGGAACATTCACCGTCAAGGTCTTTGACAGTGCTGATAACGACCCAAGTTCAGCAGGTGAAATAGAGGTGGCACGATTGCAGATTAGTTCGACAGGAGCGACTAACGGGCAATCAATGGAATATGACATGCATGGGGTAGTATGCCAAAACGGTATCTTTGTTGATATAACTGGTACTGGTGCTTACTCGATAGAATTTGCGTGATAAATATGCCAAGTATAGACACAGACACAAGACTAGTGATGACAATACTGTTCGTAGGAGCAGTCAGCGGAATAAACATCTACTTCTATTCCCAGTACGGGATGAGTTTCCCATACGGAGCAGAGGAACATGCTGTCCTCTTCGGGATATCCACTATAGGTGGGATTATGATTTTGAAAGCCCTATTCGATATGATTCTCAATGATTGGATTGAGGAATTCTTGCTACAGAGGAGAATAGATGCTTATTGGGCTAGGAAGGCTAGAGAAGAGGAGAACAGAAAGAGAGTCAGGGAGTCTTTCAGGCAGTTTCAACAGAACTGGAACCAGACAGTGGTTTCGCCACCAAACGTCTACGGTGACAGCAACCTTCCAAATCTGAACCCAAACACACCGGGTTCATTCTTAACCTTGGAAACAGAACAGTGAGGGAGTGATGTGAGTGGTCAGCGAAATCCTATTTGGAATGGATGAGTCAACTCTCGCATATGACTTACAAAGAGCGCACTCTGCTGATATCTGGTTTCTCAGGGCTAGGTTTTGGTTTTGGGGTGCAGTGGCCTCAGTTACTAGTTTTGTCGTGGGACAAGCGTTTGCCATAGCAGGAATAAATACACTATCAATTGCTTGGAACGGAGCAGTAGATTTCTGGAATCACCTGTGGTGATATCTTGTCAGTAATGGCAGGATTCGCCATACTGATAGTCGAGGGACTTAACAAGATATACCAGAGAATACACGCAATCAACTTCGGAATATATGGAGCAAGCCAAGCAGGAAAGACAACGTTGAATCACCAGTTGAGAACAAGAGGCGAGGTTCCTGATATTCGACATAGGACAGAGGGATTACAACGTGCAACTAGAAAGTATGTCAAACTAGATGGAGATGCACATACAGTGAAGACCGCTGACTTAGGAGGGCAGACGGTCTACTGGCAAGAGTGGATTAAGGACATGAAAGAAAGGAGAGTCAAGTATGTTATATTTATGATTGACGACAGACACATGAACAAGCACTATGACATCGAACAGCAGTTGTGTTGGACATTCCTAGTTGATACAATCTGTGAACCATACTGGCATCACAATGGGAGAAAGAAGAAGAAGAGAGAGGCAGACTACCCAATTGCAGTATCAATATGGGCTAACAAATACGACCTATGGAAAGACAGGTATGACTACGATGGCCCAATAGAGGGACATCCGATATTCGCCGCATTCAGAGAGGGAATGCAGAAGTTAAACGACAAGGGAATACCCTGTCATAAATACATAGTCAGTGCTAAATCCGATTCAGAGATGGTCTACAGGGGTGTCCTAACAATGATAAAGGACTACTAGAGGTGAAAGGGCATGAGTATGCAGTTTACACCACCTAGCCTCATCGGGGCTAACTCAACTAATGTAACGAATAAAGCATTCATGGACAAGGAGGATGCCGCAAGAGCGGCGGGTCCAGTAATGCAATACGAGTACAAAAACCACAAGCCAAAGAAACAATTGAAGGAGATTATGAAAGTCCTCAAACCAGAAAGCAAAACCTTCCTCAAAGTTCCTTACAAGTTCAAGTACAACATAAAGGACAGATGCGTTGTCTGTGGAACCCACAAGGTTTGGGAAGCAGGTGACAACCTGAGACCACCACTGCCATTGCACAAGGTACGCAAGGGATATCCAATGAGAGGAACCTATTGTGAGAAACACGCCGCTATACACAGGCAATATGAGATGCTAGAGCAACAGATACTAGCAGAGGAACACGGTCTCTCTTTCAGTGCATACATACCCAAGGCTCCTTCAATGCCAACAACATTGAATCCACTAGCGAGTGGCCCGTTGACTAGTTTGAAAGCAAGCGATATCGCTTCTTTGAGTTCATTAGGATGGACTATCAAACCACCAGCGTCTAATGAAGAGAGTAAAGAAGAAGAACTATTCCGTCTGACTGTGGAATCAGACGCAGTTAACTCAAGAGTGAAAACATTATTGACTGAGGGTACTAAGGTTCCTGTCGTGGAGAGTGAGCAGTGATGGGATTATTCGGTACTAGCAATAGCACTTTGATGAATACAATGCAGTCCAATCAACAGTCTCAGTTCAAGACAATGAACAATCTGTTGACTCTACAAGAAAACCATGTAGAGGACTTCTTTCAATATCATGGAGAGGCATTCCTAGCGGCATTGGCTCAACTCATTGAGGATACTGTACAGAAGGTGTTGGGACAGATGCTCCCTGAGTTGAAGTTCACAACTGACAGTGCTGGTGTGATGAACATGCACTCCGATGCCACTTCCGCGTTTGGCACAATTACAGAGGCTAACATCAACCTAGACCTACAGACACTCCTTGCCTCTGCAATCAACTCAGAGGTAGTAATGCAAAGGAGAATGGCAAAAGCACAGTATTTGGAATCTCAAGGTTTCGCTACGCCAGCAGGGGAGCAACAACAATTATCGATGGGAGGAGCGGGAATGAGCAATCCCGGTGGAGTAGACCCGTCAATGATACAGGGTAACAGTGCCGCAGTTGGAATGAACAATGCAATGATGCAACAGCAGATGGCATTCAACAACCAGTCAGGTTATCCAGTGCCACCTGCTGGATATGACAACATGAATAATCCATACTGGATTGACCCCGTTTCGGGTCAGATGTCCTATACACCACCTTCAAGTGGTCTTGGTCTTGCTAATGCCATGAGTAAGGGCATTGCATGGGCTAAGTGGCTTGCATAGGTGGGGTGAATGGGCAGAATCTATCTGGATGAAGACGTAAGCGCAGATGGGCAGACGTTAATTCTAGATGCTAACAAGAACGCAGATTACCAGACTCTCATTGAAGAGAAGTTCTTTCGACAGATGTTAGCATATCCTTTCTCTTGGATAAGCAACAGGAAGTCGAACTCCAAACTAGATATGATACAAGGTCGAATGGGTGGGCTTCTGACATACACCCAAGAGGAGTTCGATAGAGAACCAGACAACGAAGGATATGAGTTTGATGAGCAGGACTTCAAGGACTATCAGAGAAAGTTCCTAGACACTATGGAGAAGCAGTTGATTGATGAGATAGTCAAGGACTTGAAGCGTGAGAACTTGCTTCCAGACGATATCCTATCCACTTCGATACTTACAAAGATGAAGGAGATGGGTTTCATCCTCTCTGATTTGGACAACAACAACAAACTCCAAAGAACGATGAAGGGGAAGAAGACCGCAGAGGGGTTCAAGGAAGGATTGCCATTTGGTGCTATAGATGATGATACTACAGGCGGATTCATAGGAGCCTTCCTTGATTCTAGGCCAATACTGTATGAGGAGATAAAAGACCACATAGAGGTAAAAGATAACCAAATCACATTCGATACTGAGAAGTACATTGAACAGATATCAGTAGCAGAGGGCTATGGAAAGTTAGAGAAGAAAGATTCCAAACTAACTATCGCCAGCCCGAAGAGTGGTGAAGTAGACGAGACCGTTGAGATATTCAGCATAGACAGGACTAATGATGGTAGATACAGGATGGAAGGATTTGGTAAGACCAGACTCATCGATGACGTAGAAGAGACATGGGATGTCTATCAAAACCTACTTTCATTGAAGAATCTAGAGAAGTACATCGAGAAAGTAATTCTATCACAGAAGCAATCACCATTGAAGAACGTTCTATTGTCTCTAGTCGAACCAGAGGATAGGATGTTGAACGTGGGTAAACTGGACATATTCGTGGATAACCTATCTGCTGGTGATTTGAAGAACGTTGGTTTCGGGCTGAACAATCCACTGACTAAGGAGACTTGGATGAAGTACGTGAGAAAACTAGAGGGCAAGGCTGTAGAGGGAAGTACGAAGATTAAGCCAATTGTAAAACTGATGGAGTATGCATTTAACAAATTCACACAAGACAAACCATTCAGCGAAGTGGATGACTCTGCGCAATTGGAAAGGGTAAGACGATTAAAAGACTCCAAGAAGAACCAGATACTAGACGATTTGACCTCCGAACAATTGTATGACATTTGGGAGGACAACGGCAAGCCTACGATAGTAGATATAGAAAAGATTGATGATTTGGCAAATGCCCTATACAATCAAGCCATGGGTAAAGATGTCATTGAGGAAACAAAGGACAAAGGCGGCAATACAGTACCAGTTATGGAATCAGGAAAGGAGAGAAAAGGCATGATTAGACTAAGGGTGAATTTCAGACCAACAAAACTAGTCAGTGCTAGGGACTATGAGATATATCAAAAAAGAGTTGACGAGAAGGGCAAGCCGATGAAAGACCTCGGAAGAAGACCCTTGGGTGGTGAGGGGCCAAGAACCGCCGTAGAATTAGACAGGCAGAAGATGCAAGATACAGAGAAGGATTTCAAAAGCCTAATGGAGTTGAAGTTAGGCTACAATAGATTGAAGGGACTGGTGGGCTAATGGGCAAGGTATCCTCCCCAAGTGATTTTACCTCGATAAATCCTGACTATACAAACGGTAGAGGGTTCTACACAACACACACCGATGTATCCAATCTGTTGCAGATAAACTCATTCACATCATCCACCACACCTACGATAGCAGAGGTAGGCAAGATAATCAAGAGAGTCGAGGAGAAGGTTGATGACAAGACTAAGACATCCTATCGACCAACCATCTACAAGGATGAGTTCCATGACTTTGAGGGATTCACAAAGAGCGCATATCCTCTGAGAACATACAGGGATTATGTTGGTTTTGTTCAATTGTCATACCCAAAAGTTCAGAAGATTGTTAGACTAGAAGTGTGGCAAGGAAACGAATACAAGGACTTGGCATCTGCAACTGCATCCCTCGATGTTCCTGAGTCAGCAACCACAAGTGATTGGACAATCACACTCACCGTTGGTATACCGACAACATACACATTCACGCTTAGAAACCTAGCAGATAACTCAGTTAGAGATTTCTTCGATAATTTCGGTGCAAAGACAACTGCCAGTCAGATAGTAGATGCAATCAACGAGGTATATCCAATGAAGACAGCCAAGTTCACTGGTGAAACAGCGGCAAAGACATTGAAGGACACAACTAATACAGTCAATATCTCCGACTTCTTCTACGCTACAACAGACAGCGAGGACAGTTCAAAGGTGATTATCTCTTCACTTCTGATGGGTGAGGACGGAACAAATTGCACTATAGCCTCTACATTCGGCTCAGTGAAAGGATTCACAGATAACCAAGACCAACGTAGATTGGGTGAATATTGGAGCATCGGAGATGAGGGAAAGATATTCTTCCATACAGAATATCCCTTCATATCCCACAATGGAATACGAGTTACCTATCTTGCAGGGGAGGGGAGAGTACCTGCTACGATACACGATGCCGCTACTAAGTTAGTAGCCGCAGAAGTGATACGACACGATGACAATTCGATTCTGATTGCAGAGACCAACTCTAACATCGATTTGAAGACCAAACATGACATCCTGATAGAAGAAGCCAACAAGACCCTAGAGGGCAAGTCGAACATGGTGTACTTCATTGGGTGATGAAATGCTAAGTAACAATCCTACTCAAATTCTAGAACAAATTCTACAAAGAGAAGTAGAAAGAAACGAGTTGTTGAAGGACAGTGCCTATGCCGCTTTCGCCCTATCTGATGAGTCAGTGGTAGAAGAAGCACAAAAGGCATATCACGCTCGTATGTTGAAAGAGATACAAAAGGCGACAAAGGAGGTGTTGAAGGGTGGATGAGGTTACTTTCATCCTACGGTTGTTGAGCGACAACTGGTCATCTGCCGCATCTGCATTGATTTCAAGCGGTGAGATAACATCCAATCACAACGAGACTCCAAACTTTATCGATGTGCGTTCCATTGCTCCCAACGAGGGAAGAAGGGTTGACATGGATTCCAAGTCCGTAATAATAGCATATGAGGACAGTGGAGCAACCGAGTACCCAACGATAGACTATGCAGTGAGGAACGAGGTATTCGGTTTCACATTGCACATCAGAACAATGCATAGAAGGGACTTCTCGGAGTTGACCTTCTCAAGAGACAGATTACAGGCATTGTACAGAATAACAAGATATATCCTTGAAAATAACAGTTTGCAACCGAAAGTCTATGTAAATGGCAACAGTGGGAATGCCGTAGAGGATAGTGCGCAACTAATCAAATTACAGAGTCGAAGTGAAGCCAATGATAGGAACAAAAGGTTATTGGGCTACAAGTTAACAGTAGAAATGAAGAGGATGGCTATCAGCGTATAAGGAGAGAGATAAATGGTTACAAGTACAACACTCAATCAACAAGTATGGGTTGGTGCAGGAGCATCGGCAACAATGATTCCTGAGATGAATATCTATCTAGACCAATGTGACGGAAAAGGCGCAAACCCAACAACAGTTGACAACATAATGAACGGGTCTATGGGTACGGGAGACAATGCTTTTACTTTAGTGCCTAATCTATATGTCGGGTGTCTAGCAGAAATTAGGAACAACACTGATACTAATTTCAGCGGAACCGCTATGATTACAGCAAATACAGTAGATGAAATTACTTTTGATAGAGTAATAGGAAATGGTTCAGACAACAACGATATTGATGTAACTATACTAGCATTTGGTGCGCCATCCCCAGCACCTAGCATAACCATGAGACAGGATACTAGCACTAACACTGCCAAAAAACCTGCACTTCTAGGAGATAACTGGCTAGGTCTAGTGAACACTGTCAGCCCCCCAACCGTAGATGTTGAACTAGGACAACTTTCTCTAGCATTGGCTGGTAGGAACTATGGTTATCAATTCAAGAAGAACGAGACTGTGAGCGGTGGCTCTATCGATTTGTCCTTGAGCAATGGCTCTTGGTTGTATTATGCTCTAGGAACAATAGCAAACGTTACACATACTAGAACTACAGATGATATGCCAACGTCAGGAACAGGTACATTTGCTCTAACAGGTGACACTGATGGGTCTAATGATAGTAGCACTACAAGCACTGATACTAAATTCATTAGGTCAATCAATGGAAGGGCTTTCCCACCAACGGAAGCAAGCACATTTACCGGAGGTGCTGATGGACAAATCGCGGATGATGGAGAACTACACAAAATTGGAACAGGGCCGATAACCTATGGCTTTGGGGAGTCTGATGGAGATGCGTTACCATCATTCGCATTAGAGATAACATATGAGAAAGATGGTCTCGCTACAGATGACTACTTCGTGGGTTCAGAGGGGGACTCTAACGAGGCTACTGCTAGACCATTCAAAGATATCTACTCAAGAATATTCACAGGTTGCCAAGTGAATACACTAACGTTGAACTTTGAGGAGGGACAGGAAGTTAAGACGAATCTAGACCTAGTATCAAGAAGAGCATTTGACTCACCAGAGACATATGTGCCAAAGAGAAATGTAAGGACTGCAAGCAGTCTATTCAATTATAGTGCTACAGATGATGACAACCAGCCCTATCTCTTCTCAGGTGGAACGATAGAGATATTTGGTCAGACCGTTGCTAGAGTAAAGAGCGGTTCATTCACTGTAAATAATAACATCGCTCCTCAGAGATTCATAGGCAACTATAGCAGACAAGTAACATCTGCACACATACCCGGTCAGAGAACCTACGAGGTTTCAATGAATTTATTGGTTACAGATACAGATATTTGGGACAACTTGAGAACGCAGGGTGAGAACACGACGGAGACATTGACACTCAAGTTCCAGAAGTCTGCTAATGATGTCATACAAATTCAACTAAATGATTATCTAGTCCAATCACTAGATGTCCCGTTTCCCGAAGACAAGGGGCCAATCGAGTATGCCATGACCGTATCCGCTAGAAGCCTAGTTGAGGGAAATGCGTCTGCATCTACTGGTACTTTCTACAAGGGCAAGTGGGTAATTCAAAACACAGATTAGGAGGGATATCAGGAGTAACGATATCTCTCAAAAACATTCCACCAACACTGTTTGTTTGTTGGTTCGTGAAATAGGTGGAATAAAAAATGACAAATGTAGTAAATGATAAGAGTATGCTGTTCGCAAGAACAGAAACAGAATGCCATGAGTTGAAGGTCAGCCCTGACTCAGATGAAATAATGAAAGTGTGGGTGAAGGAACCTACTTGGCTTCAAGTCGAGAAGGCTACCTCTAAATTGATGAAGGTTAATCCTAGAACCCAAGAGATGGAGGTTGACATGAACAACCTCTACAAATATCTAGTAACGGAGTTCATAGAGAAAACTGAGCCTCCACTAGAGCCGTTGGACATGCTGAGGCTAAGTCCTTACATTGGCGCACAACTCAAAGAAGTTCTCCCAAATCCGTTTATGGATGTGGGGGATGATATGGGAAAAGCAAATTAATCAAAAAAGCATTAGCAGGAGGAAACGTAGAGATAGAAACAGCATTCAAGATGTTACTATACTCATACTGTAGAATATTCAAAATAAACCCGATGGAGGCACAGCACACACCAATGAAGATAATGACAGAGATGTTGCTTATACATGGGGAAACAGAAGCATACAAAGCAGAACAAATTGAAAAGAAAATAAAAAAAAGGTGAATGAATGGCAGAGAAAGAAATCTACTCCATCACAGAAGCCAACAAAGCACTTTCCGAAAGTTACGGTGATTTGACAAATAGCCTAATGATAGCGGCTAACAAATCAAAGGCTTGGAACTTTGTTAGTAGGATGACTTCTGGTAGTGGTTTCTGGAAGATACAAAACAAGATTCGTGCTATTACAGATGCTTATGTTGTGATGAACGACAACATGAAAGAATCCATAGAAACTCAGAGCAAGGCCGCAGAGACAATGAGAAAACTCAGAGAGGCCAAGGAGAAAATGGGAGCGATGAGAACCGAAGATGACGGTGGTTTCAGCATAGATAAAATGAAGGAAACCGAGGAATTCAAAAGTCAAATAGACGCATACAAGAATGTCTTTGGTGCAGAAGAAGGAGAAGATAGACTTCTTGATGTCATCGAGGAACAACTAAAGGCAAACGAAGACCTGCTTGGTGAACTACAGGCAACACAAGAAGATGCCCTGTATTACGATAGTCTTGGATGGAGACTAGATAAAAAAATGGCATTCAAAACTAGGAAGTACATGAAAACAGTCAGTAACGTAGTAAAAATGGCTAGTAGGTTCTTTGTTCAAGCATCAATAGGAATGCTATTATTGATATTAGCCATTCCGGTAATATTGGCATTTGTTAAGAATTTCAAGGGTATCTTGGACAGTATGGGAATAAGTGTTGGACTCAAAGACATTAAAAACGCTTTCAAATTTATCAAGAAAATTTTAACCTCATTCTTTGAAGTATTCAAGAAATTATTTGAGGGAGATATTACAGGGGCATTAAAGCAATATTTTATGGAAATCGTAGTACCAGTTGGTAAACTTTTGTTGAAAGGAGTAGTCAAACTAGTAGAGATAGTCGCCGCACTATTTGCGGCATTGATTAAGACGGCTTGGAATGGTATTGCTGGTGCTATCAATAAAGTAGTACCCGGTAAGAGATTTGATATTCCTAAGTTAGCGAGAGGTGGTAAGATAGGAAAGGGAGGATTAGCAATAGTCGGTGAACAAGGAGCAGAGTTAGTCTCTTTACCAGCGGGAGCAACTGTTCATTCAAACACTCAGAGTAAGCAAATGATGAGTGGTAACACAATCAATGTTCATGTGAATGGCAGAGTAGGTGCTAATGATGCAGAGATACGAGACATTGCTCAAAAGGTAGCGAGGGAAATCAACCTACAGATGAACAGAACGACAAGTGCGGTAGGTAGATTCTGATGTCAGGCGAGAACTTTTCTAACTTCCAAGTCTTTTTGGAACTACAGAGGAGAAATGATGAGGGTCTTGACCAAGCAGGTCATGCAAATAGAATACCATTGATGGTAGATTCGATTACCATAAACACATCAAAGACGGTGATGAACATGGGAGTTCCCTTCTCAGGAGCCGTAAGTGGTGAGTCATTGAATCTAGCCTTTGATACTGGCATGGCACAGAAGACGGTGAATCTAACTGGTACGCTTCTAGGACAGAGGATAGTAAAGAAAAGGGATGGTGAATCCGCGAAAGACAGAAAGATGACATCGTTTGAACTGGCTCAATTGATTCACTCATATGTAGATTCAAGCACGTTTCAAGATGACCAAAGCCTGAACAAACTCATCATACTGCTTCCAAGTCGAGTAGACCATGCCTTTGAATATAGGTCTACAGGAAGTGGTGACCCTCCTCTTGCTAACAACCATGAAACAGCAGATTTACTTGATTTACCAAGGATACCATTTACATTCAAGAATAGAGGATATGACAATGTATTTACTTCACAGGATTCCAATAGTGAGTTTTTCAAACCCTTTGTTGAAACCGAGGACTCTGTTGGACTGATGGGCTTCATCCGTTCCTTCAACACCACGATAACAGGGGCAGAGTTCCCAGCAGTTCAATTTACTCTCGACTTTGAGGAGGCGTTCGTTCTCGCTGAGAACTTCTTGGATGGGTGAATATGGTCAATGCGTATATCGAAGACTCGTACAAACTTGTCTTTCCATTGCTGTGTAATGGGTTTCTAAATCTAGATTATGACAAGGCTGTGAATCATGCGGCTGGTGCTGTTGAATCAAGTGGTGTTCTCGTCAACAACGGTAGTGGGATAAGTGCTGATTCAACCACAACGATAGCAGTTGATACCGTTGATGCCACGACCAAGTTCTCAGTCGAGGACAATGTGTTCGATGACAATGACGCTTTAGTTGGAATCGTAAGTGCAGTAACAGCCACACAGATAACACTGGTAGCGAACAACTTGGTTCAGTTGAACAACAACGAGAACCTCAAGAAGAACGTAACACCGACATCATCATTACGAGACAGAAGCATCTGGTCTGACAATGCTGACATAGGCATAGCAAATGGTTTCGTGATAGAGGCCATAATTACCCCATACGACGTGAATGGAGCGGGGTCTAGGGCTTCGGGTAGGCATGGGGTGCTGGACTCCCAAAAAACGCCCCCATATCCCACGGATGCGATAACCGATAGAACCGTGTACGAAAGCATTGACTATCTCGGTGCGTCTGCTTATCTGACTCAGAAGATGATGCTGTTCCACAACCAGTATCTAAAGTTCTACTTGCAGAACACAACGAGCAGTTCGTACAACCAACCAGCAGAGTACAAGATAAAGGCAGAGTTGAGCAATGCGGCTGGAACTACGAAGACGATAGAGAGCGGTACTGTCATCACTGCTGAGAGTTCGCTACAGGGATACTATGACCCAACAGGATACTACAATGGTTTGACTACTAACCATCGTAGGATATCGGCTTCTGCTAGTGGTAGCAACCCTAGTAACGTTGTGACCATATCAGCCTTCAACAATCTTGAGAAGAACACCAAAGCAACTGGTCAGATTGTAGTATCAGGTGACATAGCGAATTACGTCAGTCCTGCTAATGCCACGGCCAGCATTGGTATAGTGAACAGAAATGGCTTGAACACCGATGTATTTCCAGTACAAGAAGCAGGAGAGGTAATCTTCGGTCCAACGAATCCAACAGATGCAGTATCAGCAGGTCTTGTCAATAATCATATTCAACTGGTGAATGAAGCGGGTACTGTAACGACCAAGTGGTATGCTATTGCATCAGGCGGAAGCATAAGCAATGGCGATGCTCTATCAGGTGCATCTGGTGGTGGATTCACTTATCCTAGTGGTTCCAGAGCATATCTGATAGGAGGAAATCTCAGTACGACAGCATCTAACTTCGCAAGTGCTGTCAATGCATATGATGTTGGTTTCTCTGGTTCCGCTGGGAGTCCTAGAAGCACAACCGATTTGCTAAGTGGGAATCCGACACAGAGCGTCACGTTGACTGTAGCGTTTACGGGTTCCGCCCCAAACAGAGTAGGAATCACCAGTGCCGCTCTGACCACTGGCGCACAGGTTTCTAATGGGCAAATAAAAGTGAACGACTTCGGTGTTACGACTGCCGGGGCCAATGAGTTGATTCTAGGTGAGACCACAGGCTCCAATGACAACACAATCAACTACTTCACAATAACAGACAGTGCTGGTAACGTGAAGAATTACTTCCCATCGCATGATTCAACGAATCAGCCTACTGGTTCTACTGGTACTAGGACATTCGACGATGGAAGCACCAAATCCGTCGTGTACTTCAACTTCGCTAGTAATGGAAACAACGAGGCCGCTGGTCTTGCTTTAGTCCAAGCAATCAATGGGTCATCTGGACACCCAAGCACAATATCAGCACAGAACAATGGCAGTGGAAACGTTGGACTATCTCACGACATAGTTGGAACTGCTGGTAATAGTGCGGCACTGGCTAAGGCGAATATCGCCAACAGCGTAGCAACCATCTCTGGTGCTAATTTCACAGGGGGAGTAGATGAGGCTAATGCAACGAATACTCCCTTCATACAATTGATAGACAACGAATCCAGTCCAACGACGAAGAAGTATGTCCCAGTAAAGAACGGTGATGTATTGGGCAATGGAAACAATGGTGGAGGAAGCATTGGGGATGTCAGTGGTGGAATAGCGTTCCAAGAGGGAGCCAGTGCTTCCGCTACTGCTGACAATCTCAGACTAGCAATAGCGCATAGCAATGGGCATAACGGAACCATACTGACAGATTCAGCAGGTAGTGCTACAATCAACCTGACTCAAAACAAGATAGGTGCTAACTCCACTGCGATAACTCTGACTAACCTTCCTTCAAACATCAGCAAGACTAACTTTAGTGGAGGTGGTACACCCGATAACTTCCTTGGTTTGACAGATGCCGCTGGTACATTGAAGAAGTATAAGGCATCACAGCATGAGACCACTGGAACCACAGATGGCACATATGTATTCTACAAGGCAGAGAGCAATAACGACACGACTGCCGCGAATCTAGAGACTGCTATAGATGGGGCGAATGGACACAATGGTACGCTCATCACAACTAGAACAAACAATGCAGTTACAGTGAAACTGAATCAAGCCCCAATAGGAAGTGCAACTGTAACTGAGAACGTAACTGGACTGTCTACGAACCCAACAAGCAGTTTCTCCACTACCACCTCTAATACCGTCGAGGTTGGAAGCGGCGAGGCAGAGGGAATCAGTGCAGGTAACAAGATATACGATTCATCAACTACTCTCATAGGAACAGTGCAAAGCGTATCAGGAGATACAATCACACTTGATGCCGCACCTGCTACTCCTATCACTAGCACAGTATACACTGACCAATTGAAGGAAGCATTGTATCTTGAACAGGTATACAAGGTCTCCTTGGTTTACAGTAAAAGCACTCTGGAACTTTATCTGAATGATGAACTAGTGAAGAAAGACACTCATACTCTCACTCCCTTCCATCTGCATCATAGTGATTGCAAGATAGGAAGGGGAGCGAACAATGCAGAGCAGTTCTTTGGTGAACTGTTTGAGATAGCGATGCACAAGGGAAAGAGACCATCTTCCACGCAAAAGACACTTACGCCGGGATTCTCGGACATCTTGTTTTACTATACGTTTGGTGATTGAATGGGTACGACGGACAAGGGCAAAGCCATCTTCGTGATGAACGCTGGTAAAACAGAGTCCGATATTACGGACGATAGTACGTCATTTAGTTATGCTAATCATGCTAGTAAGACAACCGAAGCGTATCTATCAACATCAGTAAATCCGCTCTTCGTACAAAACAATCTACAGTATGAAAATTCTGTCGCAGGTAGTAGTCTTGTTAACTCAGCAAACTTCATGGAAATAAGAAAGACCTCTCATGGTGGTTCTATCAGTAATGATTTTTCTGATAAAATAGGCAATAGACTCTATCCCGGTAACACAACGCTAACCTCGTTCGCTACTAATCGTGACGAGACCCATTCATTCAAGGTGAAGGTGTATGATTCACAAGTCGCTAACTCTGAGACAAACAGGAAGTTCGTATACTCCACATCCAACTATCCAGCAACAGAAGAGATAGGGTTGGACATAGAGAACTATGACTACTTCATATTGTTGAATCCTGATACTGTTCAAATGGGCGCAGATGCAGTTAGACCACACTTCGCTAAGGTTACCAAGATAATTGCCTTTGACGAGATGGGCGATGGTCTTGAGTTCAAACCAGCATATCCCACAGAGATTCCAATCAACACCAAGTTTGAGATATACAAGGGACCAGCAAAGACGGCTACTGATATCGTAGCAGTCAGTTATGGATTACGAGGAGACACAGACTCTTCAACTCCAAAGCATGATGAAGTGAATGTATGCAGTAGACCAACTTGGTACTTCTATGATGAGAGACTGGATGAGAAAGACCAGTTGGATTACATGACCAAGTACAATGCCACTCATCTACGATGGTGGGGATATTCAACTAATATTGCAATGGCATCAGTGACCGACCATGCTCAATTTGCTATTGGTATTGGTGGTGGAAGTCCTATAAAATTCGTAACTGATGGCAGTACCACAACTCAAAAACTATCAGTTGGTATGTCAATATTCAATTCTAGCGATGTCTATCTTGGTAATATAGAAAGCATATCAAGCAACGATGTTCTTTTGGATTTTGCAAGAGTGCAAATAAATTCTGCATCATCATTCAATGTCAAAGTTGGTAAGACGATACAGAATGTCGTATTCAGAACAGAGGGCAAGTTCGACAATACGATACCAAGTCTAGGCAAAGAGAGATTGGATGCCGTTCTTGTTGATGCGAGTCTGACTAGTGATGACTCAAACTCCAATGATTTCTACAGATGGCAACATGCATTCCCAAAGATGCATCGACACACAGCAAACTCAGACACAACTACTGCTACCACATTGGATGGGAATCTTACTGGACCCGGAAAGTATGTTACCTTTGAATTAGCGAATTTTAAGAACAATAAGATTCCTCTCATAATTGACGCTTTAGTTAATAATCCTCGCAATAAGATGAGCCAATTAGCCAAGTTCAAGGTATTGGACAATAGTGGCCTACAGCATTTGAAGATAAAAGAGGAAGCGGATTTTGTAATCCAAAAGAACATACACAATGATAATCTGAATCTGATTGAGTTCCATGGTAAAGTAGCAAGAGATTCATCTAATACCTCTCTTATCGTTCTGAGTGATATCAAGAAGGAGACAGAACTCAGAGCGATACTATCAACAAACGATATTGTCGAGATTGATGGGTTTCAGTATGTGGTCAACACGGTCAATGCTCAATCCGGTGGAACGCAGTCTTTCACCATCAAGGATAAGAAACTGAAAACTGCTAACACGTGGACAGGTAGTGCTGTCGCAGAGAACTTTAGCGATAAGAAACTGTTTCTGACTCCATATACAGGAGTGGTTAACACAACGCTTGAGCCTGATACGGAGTTTGATTTTACCCAAAGCAAGTTGAAGATGTCGGGTTCTACCATAAACCAAGAGCATACTAAATTGTTCAACGCTAGATTAGTGAACGGCCCATTCAATGGACATGACAATAGAATAGAATATGGTGATAGGGATAATAAGTACCTCAAGATACAAGATGATGAAAGGGTATTCTATCAAAGAAGCAATGAAAATGTAAGCAGATTCTATTACTACAAGGGTGGATATGCAATCAGTGACACGGTATTCAAGGGTATCATAGAAGACATAAGCAGTAGTGCAGAGAACGGATTGTCTACAATTAACATAGTAGGAAGAGATGAAACATCCAAACTATTGTCACGAACCGTAACAAAGAACACTACATTCATGGATGATATTCTGCATACATCTATTCCTCCACTATTGATTCCAAGGGCAATTACTGGAATATCTAGTGTTACGGTGACGGGAACAAACATTAGTTGGTCGGGTACTGTATCACCAGAGCCAAAGAGACATGGCTTAATTCTAAATCAAGCCGGAGAACTTATTGGCGAAGTTAAGACTTGGAATGGTGGAACTAGCATTACGTTATTCGATGATGCGTTGCCTACTCCAACGACTACGACTTCTCTGAAATACTATCATCCATATTCAACCACTGATGTTAATTATATCACTGGGACAAAAGCACTATCCAGTAACAATGACCACAATTCGGGAATGAGCGGATTCACATCAATAAGCGAGAAGGCAATAGGATTCAATGGTGGTCTTTCTTTATCAGGAACATATGGAAATAATTCTGCTACATTCACTCAATCTACTTTGAAGGCTACGTCAAATGACGGGGATTACATATCAAACAGAACGTTAGGATACGATATTTCTAGCCCAAAAGCGATATCAACGAATGACTCCATCTTCGCATTCAATGCTGGTAATGAGAACGGAGTGACTGTCGATAAGATAGACATCGCATCTGTGAACAAGGAATCCTTTGATATCGTTCAGGTAAACGAGAAAGATGAGGGAAACACCACAATATCAGTCGCTCCGAAGTTTCCCGTTGTACTAGGGAGACTCGATAGCAACACATCTGACACTAGAGGTAACTCAAACATCTACCTAGTCAACAACGGGATAGACACTGGTGGGTTTATACACAGACTGAATGACACATTCAGTGGAAGTGGATACTTCGGCCCAAAGGAGACAATGAGATATTGGGACTTGCAGAAGTTCAATCCCGGTACTCTAACTAAGACGCATGACAGCATTTACAACAATGGCATTCGCACACAGAAGATACAGGGATATGCAGTTGCTTATGGTGTGAAAGCAGACGGAACGGTGTTTACTCCTAATGCAACGAATGACAGTAAGCCACTGGCAGGTAGTAACACCGTGAATGGATGGACATATGTTGCCAACTTCCTCGGTAATCAAACGGACTTCCCATTGATTCAATCCTATCCTACCATAAGAAATCAAGGAGATATGAGTGCGATTCGTAGGGGTTATACTCCTGATGGGTATGAAGAGGACATACAATACTCTCAGTTTGAGCAGATAGACCCAAGGGCAGAGACTTATGAGTTACTCGCAGTCGGTGACTTGTTCCCATCCTCTAAACTTAGACACAACAATCTAGGCTATTACACCAAAGACTATTCCGATTATGCTGTTGTGCTAGAAGGAGAGTCAGCGACAACAGGAAGCACTTCTCATCAGAAGTACACTGGTCAAACGAAGCAGACGCTACAAACTGACAATATGTTTGAGGAGTCATCAATCTCTACTTCTACGCAGACGACGAATCAGGCTAGGAGATTCGGAGTGATGAGACTAGTGGAAGCGACATTTGACTGGCACTTCAACCCGATTGACTACGAGTCGCTACCAAAGGCAGAGGACATTCCAACCGTGAGAGCGTTTGACTATGTTCAAGCAGATATGCCGCCTACTGCTGAGACTTCAAGCAACAATATAGCAACAGATAACGATGGAGTGCATATTAGCAACACTGTATCAGAAACTTCCGGTGATGTGTTCTATAAGAAGAGCATAATAGGACAACATCCGGCTAGTGCAGTTCAGAATTTTGGATTTGCCGCTGGTATCAATGGCTTTGTAATGGCATTCAAACCTAGTGGATTTGGCAGTAGATTTGCTCCTAACCTAATCTTCGACACTCTTGGTGCTACTACAACCACTGGGCTTCTGAGACATGAAGGAGCAGATGATTACTACGGGGTACAACCATTCAGGTTATTCTCCACGACTGATTTCAATATTGACAACCTATCTGCCAGTGATGGGAGTTTTGAAATGAAAGGAGATAGGTCAACTGGTAGGCATAACGTAAGATTCACGCATGTTTGGATTTGCTCTCCTACTGTGGTGAGTACCAACTTCAAATGGACTAAGCAGTTGGTTGACTCTAGTAATCCAGCCCATACATTCCAAGGTCACGATATTATTCTACCAATCATATCAGAGGAGTACAAAGGGGTCTTTTCAGGTGGCGGTTTAGCGAATTTCACTAGAGAACCAGATAGAAAGGACAGGGATATATCCGCCTTCCATTATTTTGCTGATACTCATAGGCACATCTCAAGAGTGGTTGCTGGTCTATATCACAGGGAACTCAGTAACACCAGTTCAACCAAGTCATTCCGATACAGCGTTGGACAATCAGCAGATAACAGTGCTTCATTGGCACACATATACGATGGTTGCATTGGTGTATTCAGAGGATTCAAACAAGGAGCAAATGTTCATGCAGAGGGTTTTGGTGCTGATATAATAGGAAACAACGATATCACGCTAAGTACACAACTATCTCTTACGGCTGACTCCACATACTCTGACTTTGTTACTGGAAACAACAACGACTTTGAACAGACATCTAGGAACGTGATGGTGCAAGAGTATCTGGATGTCCATACTACAGTAGCAACTGCATACAGCGATGGCGATACTAGTCTGGTATTAGCAGATGCTAGTGGATTCGCTAGTGCAGGAAGCGGTTTCATAAACGGTGTAGCATTTACTTGGACTAACAAATCAAGCAATACTCTAACTGTTCCTGATTTAGATGCAGATTATGCTGTAGGAGTGTTAGTAGAGGCAAACCAAACTAGCCTTGCTATGACTGGGACAAAGGCAACTGCGAGTATACTATCTAAGAATCCCACGCTAACCACAACTAACACTACTGGACAGAAAACTTTCACATCAGAAGCAACATTTAGGTCTTCAACTATAGATTCAACGCAAGATGCAGGTGGTGTATTCTGCGCTCAGATGATAGTCAAGCCTACGTTCAACATAACAAGTGGAAGCAATGGTGTCGTGAAATCAGGAAGCGACATTACCTTCACTCTCAATTCGGACACAGAACATGCTTGGTTGAGTTACATGCCTGATTTGACTGGATACTACTTGGTATCCGAAGCGACAGATTACACCGTATCTACAGGAAATAATACTACTCCGGCGACTCTAAGAAATAACACTGGTCACAATATACCCTCTAAGATTACAAGAATAACCAATCATACCATATCTACAGCCCCAACGACAAGCAATACAGAGGCACACACAATCACAGTCGATGATTCATCCATAACAGGAAGATGTAGACTCATGCGACCATCAGAGGTTGCGTTTGACAATGTAGAGAGAGAGATAAAACTCAACACCCTTCTTGATGATGAAAGGGGAAGAGATTGGAGAACTGGCGGTAGTCCCGAAACGGATGACCCGACATATTCGGAAAGCGTCTATCACATGTACCTGCTATTGGATGTGGATAACGCTAACAGCACAATCGAGAGGAGAACCACTACAACTGCTTTGACTCCATTCGCTGATTTGTCTGATGGTGATGTATTGGACATGAACGTATCAGACGGTCAGAACAGTGAGCGCAAAAAGATAGTCGTGAAGAAAACGATAGACATATCAGATGGTAGAACAAGACCGGGACTCACCTTGCAATTCGATGGGTCATTGAATGCAAATGGGGTTGCATCCTTTGGTGAAGTCTTTGAGATGACACTAGGAAGAAAGCCGAAACTAAAGAACATCAAGACATGTCATGTGGGAACAACGTACTCAATCGGCTCCCAACTAGAGAAGGAAGTGGAGAACATAGTGAGAGAGGCCGGGTTGGATTACAACAACGCTCGTAGTTTCTCCGAGCCAACTGGCAACTTCATCAGCAACGGTGCTACATCTTCAACCACAATCACATGCACTGAGAATGTGACAGGAATAAGCAATGGTGATGTCATATACTCACATGATGGTCATCTTATTGGCGAGGTAAG